GCTTCGGTTGAATCCACGTGTCCATCTCAAGCCGGACAGACTTCATAAACTCGTCAGATAGGATCCCCTTGGCATGAAGGGCCAGGGCACAGTCGCTGAACGTCTTGGGGCTCGTCTTTTGAAGATTACTCACGGTGATGCGTGTTGCGAGGGTCTCGTAGTCGGGGTGCTCCGTCACGAGGTCTATAGCCACGTCTGCACTCAGGCTATCAATCTCACTGGTCTTGATACCGTCATACATACTTGTGAAGACTTTCTGGGCCACCTTGTCCGGTTGGACCTGAAGAGGACCTTCCGTACACAATTTTTTGATTCGTGTTGTGACCTTGTCAAAGAGCATTTCGACAGAGTCACCATTTCGCTTGATGACCCTCATTTGAGATTCAAGAGACTTATTTTTTTATAAGGTGCTAATAGCAATGGCTACCAAGTGGCTTCCGTCGCCCTTGACCGACGCCTTTTTCTCAGATTTCAACCGCGAGTACCTTCACAGGGCCTTGATGGACGCCGTCAAGAAGGAGACGGGCTACGCCATAGACCGTCAGAACGACGGGGACCTCCAGGCGCTCATGCGGTCGGTCTACGTGAACATGGGTCGCGATCCGACCACAAACGTCAAGGCCCAGTTGGACGCTTTGAACGCGGCTGTCGTTTTCCAGGCGAAGCAGACGGTCATGACGGGCGTGCTTCAGCAGGTCGTCTACCTGCGCGACATCTCGGCCAACCCCGTGCCCTTGCCGATCCCGAGCAACACAAGCACGTACGGAAACAAGTTGCCCCAGAATTTCAAGTTTGGGTTCTGAGACCGTTCGGGGGCCCTACGGGGCCCCTGGGGAAATAAGTCCTGCGGACTTATTAAAGATGAGAGCCCTGGACGATATCCTCATAGGGTTTTTCGTATTTTTCGCCGTGGACCGTGCTGTCCGGCTCTTCAGTAGTGCCGTGATCGAGCGCCGTCTGAAGAAACAGGGTCTATCCAGGGAATCCGTCGAGAATTGGAAACTCTTCGGTGAAATGTGCATCTTGCTTTCGTGCATATTCCTGGTCGTCAAATTTCAAAAGCCCCTTTCACAGTTAAACAAGTCGTGAGCCTTAGACCCATGATGAATCAGTACCGTGATGAAACTATGGACATGTGTAAACGCAAAGGGTGGGACAAGGCGCCAGTCAGTACAGTCTGGCTCTTGTTCACCGAAGAGGTCGGCGAGTTGGCGAGCGCCATCAGGCAGTACCAAAGGTCCTACAAAAAGTCGGGACTCAAAAAGGACCGGGGGACGGACATTACGCAAGAGATGGGAGACGTGTTTAGTTACTTGTTTCAATTGGCATCGATGCTTGATGTTGACTTGGATTACATGTGGGCAGTTCACAAGGAAAAGGTCCAGAGCAAGGTCTACAAAGAAAATATTAGAGTTTGTTAAGTAGCAGCATGGCGACCGCCTTGATGATCAACGACGATGTGAGCATAAATCGGTTCAACCCGTACACGTGGTCAGGCACGTACGGTGTGCCCGTGGACGGTTCCAAGTGGCTCAGCGACGGGACATACACGGTCCAGTACGACGATCTGCCCAGCCCGCCCATCGACCCGAATCGTGACCTCAAGGACTTTAACCCGGTCCACGTGTTCCGTTCAGGCCCCGTCATGGTCGACGAGATGCCCGGACGGCCCGTCGCTCCTTTCCCGCTCTTTCCCGCGCGGAAATTCGAGTACGATAACGGAGACCTCACGTGGCTTCCGAGCAACTACAATTACAAGTACGACCGGGACTTTATCGGATCGGCCATGGAGCCTGATTGGGCGCTCGGCCCGCGTCTTCAGAAAAAGAGAAAGGGCTGGGACATGACCCTCGTGGTCGCGGCCCTGATCTTGATTCTCGTGGCGTATTCACGAATGAAGCGCTAGTTAAAAGCCCGTCACTTTGGCCGCCTGGACCTTTACTAATTTTTTTGCTAAATTTTCTTTTTCAATTTGTGAACGTTCAGTCAACTTGGGACACTTGTGAACCTCAAGCTGAATGCACCTCGCACAAAATGTCCCCTTGCAGTCTCGACACGTCAGCATCCTCGGGCGGTGCTGGCACGAGGGGACCATCTTCCTCTAGTACTTCACAGACCTTTTGATCGTCAGGCTCAACTTCACACAACCCCTTTTCTCGGGCCGTGGTGACCCCGTCCCAGAACCTCTGCATCTGGGCCAGATGTTTCTCGAACCATGCACGATCGCGCACGACCCGCGTCACCATGAATTCTTGTGGGGCCGTCTCCGTCCCGGGTCTGAACTGTACAAAGTCACACAGGTCCAGGTCCAGGATCTCGAGCAGAAGTTGAATCTGGGGCACGTAGTGTTTCGGGACTTTGTTTTCAATTTTTCGAGTCATCGGACACTTGATCTCCACGAGGATACCATCTTCCGTGACGCCGTCGGCCGATCCGCCCAGAAAGGGCCACTTTGGGTGCTGGACGAGCCCTATTTCGTGCGTCTTTCGGCCCGTCAGAGCATCGTACATGTCACGGGCCACGGGCTCGAACTTTGTGCCGTGCTCCGTCGCCTCGTTCCCGGCCCAGGCCTTTTTCAGAACTTTTTTGTGGAGCAAAGAATCTGGACTTTCGTACCTATTGAGCCCGAGGGCACTTGCAACGTCACTCGCCGTGAGGAGATTCTCACGGAGCGCGAGCCACTCGGGACTCCTCTGTTCGAAGTACTGTCTGTTCAGGAGTTCCTTGACCCGGGGGTCCATTCTGATGTTTCTTAAACCGCGAATCCGTCTTAAGTAAGAGTTCAGCGACGTTCTGCTCGGCCTGTTTCTTTGTACTTCCGTAGCCGCACCCAAGTTCGATCCCGTCCACGAGGAGCGTGATGACAAAAGTCCCGTTGACTTGGCCAGAGACGCGATACTCAGGCAGGTCAATTTTTTCCGCCTGACACCAGCGCATGAGCTGGTCCTTGTAATTGTCGTCTATGTTCAGATCCGTCTCGATCTTTTCAAAAGAATCGAGAATGAATCGTTTGGCATGGACCATACCCAGGTCGAGGTACACGGCGCCTATGAAAGCCTCGAAAACATCTTCAAGAATCTTAGGATTCGTGTTCCAGCCGTTACGTATACCCTTTTCATCCATGAGGATCCACTTTTCAAAGCCTAGGGTCCGTGCAATCTCTGCAAGCGTCGAACCCCTGACCATCTTGGTCCGGGCCTTGGTCAGATAACCTTCCTGTTCCTTCTCATGACGATCAAAGAGCCATTTCGTCACGACAAAACCCAGGACAGAATCTCCCATGAACTCGAGAGTCTCGTAAGAGGACGAAAGGCCCTGGTACCGCTTCAGAGCAGACTTGTGCGTAAAGGCCCGAATGTACAGACCCGTGTCCTTCACCTTTGTTCCCACAAGCGCGTCAAGGACGCTTCTGGGTACGGTGGGAGGCTCCTCCATTGTTGTATATTATTACACGTTATCTTTTAAGTCTTTCGTCTACTTCTTCACCACCTTCGGGCGCGGGGCCTTCTTCTCCTCGGTGGCGGCGGGGGCTGCTGCCGCCGCTGCAGGGGCGGCGGGCTTCACGTAGTGCTGGTTCAGGTACTTCTGCAAGTTCAGAATGGTCACCTGGGTATCCTCAGGGACCTGGAGCAGAGCCTTCAGGGCCGCATCCATCGTGATGTTCTTGCCCTCCTTCAGGCCCTTCTCCGTCGCGTACGCGTTCACAGCCTTGGTCACGGCCGAACGAGACATCATCTCGTCAGGACCCAGGCCCAGGAACTTGCGCAGAGCCTCGCTCAGGACCTGAGGCTTGTTGAACCCGTTGTTCTTGGTCCGCTCAGCCTTCTTCTCGCCTGTCGGATCATCGATGTTGTCAGTAATCTTGCGCAAAATCTTGCGCAGAGACTTGAGGTCCTTCTGGATCACGAGGATATCCTGAGCGACAGAGTCGAGTGTGGCCATTTCTACTCTACAGGGCCCGGACGTCTTTATAACAGGAAAAGGGCCATGAGAACCATGAGACAGACGAGAAAGATGAGCCAAAAGAACCTCACGTGGTAAAGAGGTCCAGGACTCGGGTCCAAAGGACGGAAAGGTGCTTCGTACTTGAAAACGGTCGCGCGATCAGACGTCTTGAGGTAATCTCCGAACGTCGGAGGAAGCGAAGTTCCGTACGTTCTTTTATATTCTCCCAATTCAGAAGGGGGCAGGCCCTGACACTTCGGCTCGCAGCACGAAGGGTCACACGGGTGCACGATACCGTCGGCCCGCCCGATCCACCCACAGAACGTCCCCTTGGGTCCAGGGAGACACTGGCAGTCCAGGCTGCACATTAATCTTAAAGAATATTTTAGTTACTAAAGCAAATGGAGTTTGGGAAGACGCAGAAGTTGCCAGATGGTCGTTACTTTCTTAAAATCACAGGCCAGATGATTCAGTTGAACAACGTCAAGTACCAGGAGGGCACCATCGAGGACATCATCTCCCAGGTTTCAAAATTCGAGGCGGTCGACGAGGCTATTTTGACAGAGGCGAAAAACTCCAAGACGGAGTGGTTCGGTCGTGAACTCAGCGACGAGACGATCCAGAACGCGTTCCAGTCGAGCCTCACGGACGGGGCGCTCGGTGTGAGCCTCGCCAAGGTCAAGGGCGAGGTCGTCACAAAGGTCTTCAACTCCCAGAAGGAGGAGATTGGCCTGAGCAACGTCGCGGCCGGAACACAGTGTGATGTGCTCGTGGACCTGTCTGGTCTCTGGTTCCTCAAGAAGTCCTTCGGGCCCATCTGGCGAGTCGTCCAGGTGCGCGTCCGGAGCCAGCAGCCCAAGCCGTCCCGGGTCCCGACCCAGTACATGTTCGAGGACGAGGAGGACCTTGGGGAGGACGACCCGGCAGATTATGTGGACTGAGCCCCGAAAAAAAAGTGAGTGCTTACTAATAAATGCTGAACCGTAAGACCGTGGTGGCTATTGCCCTTCTTGTGGTTTTGCTGGCCGTGCTTTTCTACCCCATGCCTAGCTACTACGCAACGGACAGTGTCCAGGGCGCCGACCTCGACCGCCCGGGCGTGACTCAGAACACACTGGCCCCGGCCCCAGTCAGCGCTGCAAATGGTGCCTCGTATGACGTGAGCGCTGCGGGTCTGATCCCTCGTGAGATTGTGACCATGGAGGATTTCGGCAAGTTCTCCCCGGACGCCATTCTCCAGGGCCAGAACTACCTGGACCCACGGAGCCAGATCGGCTACCCCGAGACCATCGGTGGCGTCCTGCGTAACGCCAACCGCGACTTCCGCAGCGAGCCCATCAACCCACGCACGCCCGTGAGCATCTTTAACCTCAGCACGATTCCTCCGGATACCATGCGTCCCAAGTTCGAGATAAGTCCCGAGTACCAGTGATTGATTGCGCTCCAGCAGGTCTAAATAAATCGTAACAAAAAGTAATGGATTTTTCCGAGGCTATGAAAGAATGGATAGCACTCAAGGTCCAGTTGAGCGAGGCCCGCAAAGATCTCGCTGTTCTGAATAAACGCGAAAAGGAACTCAAGTCTTTCGTGACGCGCCACATGGCCACAAACGACATAGACACGGTCAAGGTCAAGGACCAGGTCAAGGTGAATCTCAAGAAGAAAAAGTCCAAGGGCGGCATCACGAAGCAGGTGATTCGGACGGGCCTTCTGAACTATTTCCAGGGAGACGCAGGCCGGGTCGACGGTGCCATCAAGGCGATCGAAGATGCCCAGCCCCTGAAAGACGTCTCGACCGTGAGTGTTACCGGTCTAAAGCAAAGCAGCGCTTGAAAAAACAAGTAAATAGATGGGTCTCGGAGACGAGTACTCGAGAGACGCTCTGTTTAGACGTCCGGACCAGGAAGTTCCGGACTGTGAAGAGGGCCCTGAAAACGAAAAGGAACCCCTGAGCCAGGAAGATTGGGAGATTATGTACAGTGACGAGCTGTACTCGGACGTGTGTCTCATCCAGGAGTTTGTCTATGACCACTGTGGCCGCGTCAGGTTCCGGTACAGCGTCGAAGACTTTTGTGAGTTGATTCGCGAACCGGCCAAGTGGTGGCAGAACGTGGATCTCAAAGTGCCCGTCTGTGACCTGTGGCGTCGGCTCGCGACCAAGAGCGTCGTGGATCCCCAGGCGTTTCAAGTCTGGCTCGAATATTATATTGACTTTTACTAAACAGAAATGATGATCGATTTGGCTGCACCCAAGGTGGCTGTTCCGGCGACCATTTTCATGGCCGGACTCGTGAACGCGCGCGTCCGGCCGTATACATTCTTGGTCGTGCCCTTGTTCACGTGGCTCGTGGTCCGGTTCGGTCTCAAGATGAACACGACTCCAGCGGACGTGGTCGTGCCGGGCGTGCTCGCGGGCCTCTTGACGATGGTCCCGGGGCCCGCTTCCGTCGACCCGGCCGCCGTCATCGTCATCAAGGGTCTCGTGTTCCTCTTTATCTTTTCACAGTTAAGAATTACGTTCCCCCAATACTACTAGGGAAAAAAATGACCCCACGGAACCTCATCATAGGTCCGGGCGCCATGGCATTTTTTCTATTCTTGGGCCAAATGTCCCGTCTCGATCTCACGCACGTCAAGGCTGTGAGCGGGGCGAGCGCGGGCGGGCTCCTCGCGCTTCTCTGGGTTGCCGCACGGGGTGACATTCCAGAGATGCTCGACTTTGCACTTCACGTTCCGATCAAGACCTTGATGCGTCCGAACCTCAAGAACCTCCTCGGGTCGGACTTTGGGCTCGTGCCCCTTGCTCGTGTTCGAAAACTCATTTCAGAAATTTTTAAAAAATATTTTAAAAAAACTGATTTGACTTTCAAAGAGTTGAGGGACCTGAGACCGGTAGACCTGTACATCCCGGCCTTTTGCGTTGACCTCGGACGGACCGAGTACTTTTCGTGGAGGTCCCACCCGACCCAGTCCGTGCTTGACGTCGTGTGTGCCACCATAGCCGTGCCCCTCGTGTTTTCGTCCGTGCTCATAGGACCCTGGCGATACATCGACGGTGCGTTCCAGGAGGAGATACCGGGCGCGCCATTCATGGGGCAGGACCCGTCCCTGACGCTCGCGCTCCGAACGGACCGGGGACTTCCGAATACGACGAAGAACCTTCAGACATTCATCATGAATATACTTCAGGGGGCTCTTCGCATGCGTCACACGTACAACGTCCCGACCCTTCTCGTGAATCCTTCAGATCTTGATCTGTTCGACTTTGGGGCGGACCGGCTCAGACTGTTCTGTAACGGACAAAAATCTTGGCCCTTAGTAAATGACTCATATCATTCGATCCGGGTACGTCATGCACCGGAAGCAGAAACGGATCTTCGTGAAGGGGACGACCAAGCGCAAGTCGTACTCGTACGTGCGCAAGGCGGGCCTGACCCGCGTGCGTCCCGTCCCGACCAAGGATGTGGGGGCCATAGGCAAGAGCCCCAAGGTGATAGGCCGGTTGAAGAAGGGCATGTTGACCTCGTACGGGTACCACCCGGTCGAGGCGCCGACCAATCGTCACAAGGCCCTGACCAAGGCGGTCTCTAAGGGCCACGAGGACCCACACGCCGTCGTGAAGCGCCTCGTGGCCATAAGCACCTTGACCAAGCGGACGTTGCCTCGGGCCAGTCGCATTTACAAGCAGGATGCGCGTTGGATCCACAGCAAGTACCGAAAGGTCTTTGGTCGGAAGAAATAAACTCGTAACATAAAGTAATATGAGCCCTCCAAACTTGTACGGTGGTCGGAGGAGTCCGAACAAACAAGCACTTGATATGCTTGCGACTGTTGCGGCCGGGAATATTGAACCGAGCGCCCCTCGGCCCGTTATTCGTTTTGTGAAAACAAAGCACGTGCTCCACACAGCGACACAATCTTTCATCGCGTACGGAGCCGTTCAGGGCATTCAGCGCTTTTTTCCAGCGGCGTGGGCCGACCCAAGGTTCACGATCCAGCTCGTGTTCGGTCTGCCTCAGACGTTCAGGGCCGTGCGTCAGGGCCGTATGAATTTGGCCATGGCGACCCCCGTGATGACCATAGGATGGTTTGTGACGTTCACGGCCCTGTCTGGTATCGTACAGAGCGTCCTGATATCAACAAATTCGACCTACTTTGCACAGGCCACGCGAGTGATAGGGAATGCGTTTGATAAGAGTATTCGGGGCGCCGCGAACAGTAGCACCATCCGGTACAAGATTGCTCAGATCATAGGTCACTTTGTATATGCGTACATGCAGTACAAGGGGACGGCACCGACTCTCCAGGGCGCCAATTCATTTTCACGAGCCTTTGCGGCTGACATGACGGGTACGCTCGGGAGCGGTCTCGCGCTTGCGCTCAGAAAGGCGGGTCGAGCGGCAGTTCGGTACCCCGTGGAGTCTGCAGTCATAGGAACTATAGGCGCCATGGCCTTGGTCAAAAAGAAGAACACGAGTCGGGGCCGGAGCCGGCGGCTCAAGGCGGCCTAGACCCATACATACGCGTCTCCGAACCCGGCCACAGGTCCACCCAAGGGCCAAAAGGGCTCTATGGACCACCGGCCCGTATGAGTCAGCACGTCGAGAAAGATGTGCAAGGCCCATATTTTCCTGATCCTCTCGTTCCGGATCAAAAGTAAGAACAAAAAAGAATGCGGGACCTTGTACAAGACTGAATAGAGCCACCAGTCTTGTACGAGAGACCACGGAGGGGCCCAGGGCGCGAGGAACACGGCCATGGGTACGTCAGGGGCCACGGACCACAAGGTTGTGGTGCCCAGGACCACTTGCGTGAAGAACACGTGCTGGGGCCACAGCATTTTTCCAGACAGACGCGCGTCTGCTTTATTAGATGGTCTTGTAGAAGGCCCACTTAAGTTCTTTACAGATGCCCTTCCAGATCTCATCTTGCTTGTACAATTTCTCCTTGGACTTGAGGAGGGGAAAACACGGGAGGTAATCGTCTTCGCCGAGTAATTCACACATTTTGTAAAGAACGAAAGAGTAGGACAAAAAGTTCTTTCGATCCTTTGGTCGATGTTTCTCAAAAGGTTCTTGAATCTGATAAAACATGAGTCTGAGACGCTCCTCGAGAGCTTGACTCATGGTCGGGGGCTGTATCCCGTTGAGAATCGTCGTGATGTATGGCACGTGTTCATAGAACCGCGAGTGTCCGAGCTTTTTGAGTAGGGCCTTGACCTTTTCGTGCGTAATCTCCGAAAGGTCCTTGATCCTTTGTTTTTTGAACTCGGCCCGAAGCTGTTCTATGACTTCTTTCGGGACGCTCGTCGACTCCTTGGCCTGGAACTGACTGACCCATTCGTTGAAATGGTTTTCACGCTTGTATGAATATACGATGTTCTTCTCCATCTCTTGTTCCTCCTTGAAGCCGACCTCGTCGCCCAAAAAGAACTCGGACACGCCACACTCTTTACAGATCTCTTCCGAAGAGACTTCATCGAGCACTTTCGAGTACATGGCTCCACAGGCCCTACACGGTAAAAGGTGCGCCTCGTCTCGTCGTCGGGCCGTTGGCATGTCCCGGCCCTCGACATTCTCGAGGTACGACTTGTATATGTCTTGGCGCTGTATGCCCTTTCGAGACTGGATCTGGACTCCGGCGACCTTTTTCGTGCTCGTGACCGTGGCGTCCGTCTCTTCGTGGTACTCACGGATAAAGGGCGCAGAAAGAATCATATATTCATACATTTCAGCCTCGAGGGCGCTCCGGACCCTCGGGTCCCGAGTCTCTTCTATAAGGGCCTGAAACTCACGTACCTTTTCGTTGAACCGGGCTTCCATTTTATTTTTTTTAAAACTTTTTCTTTTAAGACTCTTCTATTTTCGGGGCCAAGTAGAACCTGACGTCACCGAGGTTGGCTATACCGTACTTGAACACGATGGGCATGTCTTGGTCTGATGAATCCTGAAGAAGTTGTACGGATGAACAAAGACTCGTCGCCTTCGTGAACATGTTGATGTACTTGAGATTGTACGAAGAGCCCGTACGGTTCGGGACCGTCTCGGGAAACTCGAGGACAGTCTGTTGGTCCGCAAAGTCGCCGCAGCACGAGAATGTGAGCATTTGGCCCTCGCGTACAATTTCCATGTCCCGGGCCAAGTTGCCCATGTCTCGGGCGATACGCTGAAAATCTATGCTTGGCATGGTCGTGATGATATCCATGGAAATATCGGGAACCTCGAGTATATCCTCGTTAATGTCCAAAAGCTTCAGTTTAAAACTCGTCTTGGACTTTTTGGCCACATTCTCGATGTGGCACTCGAGGTGCTCTGTGCCCTTGATGCTCATTTCGAGCGTATCGGCTGTCGAGACCGACTTGAGGAGCTTGAACGTGTTGCCCATGTTCAGACCGGCCGTGATGGGCTGAGGACACGAGTACTCTTCGAAATTCTCGGCCGCGAGCGTCATATGGACCAGCGTCACCCTGGCCGTGTCGAGCGTCAGGATCTTCATACCCGAAGAGTCAAAGATGACATTCACATCGTTGATGATATCCTTGAGGACTTCGAATATTCCTTTAATAGCGTTCGCCTGAACGGTCCGAAAGTGCATTAGAGTGTTCGGACGGGTCCCTTTTAACTTGATTTCTTTTGTTGATAAGCATCCGTGACACTCTTTCCAATCTTCTCTTTGAGTTCAGGTGTCAGTATGGGCTGCATGGATTGTCCGTACGAATCGAGTGCGAACAGGTCAGGGCCGCCCTCGGCCCCGTCGAGCGAAGCGGTCAAGAGCCCTCCAGGACCGCTCCACATCTCGATCTCTACAGGAAGCATAGACTCGAGCCAGTTTCGGACTTCGGACCCGACGAGAATCTGTCCCTCGGCCGTCACGA